GTCCCAATCGCCAGTCATGTAATCGCCACTAAGCCCATAGTCGGTTCCTATGAATGCGTTCAGTTGACCAATATTGCTTCTAAGCCACCAGACCGTCGAAGACGTTGGCGTCTCCGTATCGTCAAGAGCCGCAGATAAGCCACTAGCCCACCCGCTTTGTTCTTCTGGCGTGATAATCATTATGCGAAACGTTTTGCGTATTCTTCAAGCTTTTTGCGGGCGTCCTTGTCGAGTTCAACTGTTTTGACTTCGTAAACACCAGCATATGATTTATTACACGTTTCTCGGTATCTTTCGGAAAGAATCTTCTGCATTCTAGCTCTATCGTAAATAGGTTTCACTCCAAGTTCGATTGCCAGAGTATGCATTTCATTCAGTGAAATCTTTTTTAGGCGTTCATCGAACTCTTTTGGATTGTCGTTTAATTTCTCTTTTACGTCGAAACCCATCGCCTCGTAGAGTGATTTAGGCTGTGTCGTATCCATACCATGAGCCGCGTGTTGACGCTTGTGCGTCTTTTTATTCTTTTGTTTCATATCTCGCTATACACTTTAAAAACAAAAAAGCTCGGGGAAACCCGAGCTTTTTTGGTTAGAGTTGTGTGATTTGGGTTTATTTGAGAATAAGCGCAAAGAACGCTTTCCCATCAATCCAAGCCCAGCTACCTTCGGTGTAGCCAAACCAACCGATTTTACCGGAGCGTTTGACCCACTGATCGTCTTCTTCCACCATGAAGGTAGATTCGCCGTCAGCGTCGATAGCGCTGATTTGAACGCCAGCATCGATACCAAGATCAACGCCGAGAATAAGTTCGTCGGTAGAAGGCGTAAACGGCACTGTCGGAGCAGGAGCCTGATTGTAGTAACTGCCAAACAAATCATTGTAAGGCTGACTAAGACCCATTTCCGAGAGATCGATAAAGCCGACATCCCAAAGACCTTGGAGACCGGATTGGCTCCAAATTTGGTTTCTGACTTGATCCGTCAACGGAACACCAGCGTTTTGGGTATCCATCGGCTGATAGGACCAACCGCGAATATCGCCCATAACTTCGGGGCTAACGACAAGGTGAGTAAGATTTCTCTTGAGACCACCAACAGGCGAGCCTCCAACCCATGAAGTTCTAGCTCTGGAAGCTTTAACTTTGAGTCTATTGAAATCATCAACTTGGAATCCAGCACCTGCTGTCGTATTCGTAAGAACGTGATCGTAATCTTTCACACCCTTAGCGGCAGCAGCCATAACAGTGGACCAAGCATGAAATTCTTGCTTGATGAGGACTTCCTGAGCCAAACGCTCAAGAGCGGTGGCAACCACGTCGAGTCTGCTCTGCTCAGCGTGCTGTCTAAGCATGCTCATAGCGGCGTCGAGTCGCATTGTGGTCATTCTGAAGTCTTCAACACCAGTCACATGGTTGGTCGGAAGACCGCCCGGAATGCTAGTGGACCAAATATCGAACAGACCTTCGGTATTGGAATCAAAATATTCCAACGGGATAGAAGGAGCTTCGCCAAGATTGTAACTGAACTGGCGGAACATAAAGGAATATGTATTCGACTGATCCAGCACTTGGGTCACAACGGGACCAACAAAAGCCGCAAATGCTTCACGCGCCTTCCTGCCATCTTCGCTGTCGCGGGCAAGAAGTTTGATAAAGTCGGCAACTTCCGGGTTATTTTTTGCAATATTTATTCTAGTCATAATTTATTAGAGTTCGAGTTTAAACAAAGCATAACCATCAGCATCCGGCGAAGTCAGGAATTTACCAACTTTCGTGCCAGCACCATTAACTTCAACAAATCCATCCGCATTGGCTGAAATGTTTCCGGTATCCCCTGCTACGGGGTCCGTACCTTCGAAACCGTTGATTTTGACGATCCCGCGAACTAAAACGGGGACAGCCTCGCCAGGAATGACGATATCTTTTTCGGCTCTTTCAATACGGGGTCTGAAAGCGTAAAGCTCTCCGTATGCGTTTTTCTCCATCGTATCATAAAGCATGATACCCAACACGTCGCTGTCACCAGCTTTGCAGACTTGCACCTTCCACGAAACATCGTATTGCAGCACGGTAGCTCTGCCGGGGGCATTGCTGTGCGCAAAGTTGGTTCCATTCATGTAAGGTGTGCCAGCACCGCCCTGACGAACATTTGTATTACCCAAAGCCGTCACGGGGTCGATTTTCACAAGCGCGCCTTTTCGTCCAGATTCCCACCCAACCGTTGCGGTTGTGTCGGTCCAGTCGAGTGCGTAGAAGTTAATAACTTCGTGCTCGTCGTAATCCCTCAAGGGCTTAAGGTTTGGTTTTTGAGTAATGTCCATAATTATCTATCTTCGAGTTTGATGCTTTCTTTGAATTTGCTGAGAACGTTCTGAAACGGACTGTCCTCACCGTTGGAGCCCCCGACAAGCACGGTCGGTTTATCAGGGCTGGAATTAGTCAAAGCTTTAGCCGCCTTATCTTCTTTGCCCTTCGGCTTATCCTCTTTCTTCATCGCAAAAAGTTCGAACTGGCTTTTCCAAGCCTTGAATTCGTCATCGCCGAGGTCGCGAATTTGATTTGCAACAGCCTCTTTCTGCTTGTTGTCAAGCTCGTAAGCAGAGGTGATTTCAGTCATTCGCGAAGCAAACGTTTCGTCACGTTCTTTTTGCGCGATAGTGTCTTTAAGACCCTCGATTTCCTCTTTAAGTGAGGAAACTTCCTGTTCCAACCGCTCTTTCGTATCCTTGACTTCTTCAAGCGAAGCTTCGGCTTGCGCCCTTGCTTCTTTTTCAGTGTCGAGTTTTTCAGTAAACTCCGTACCAGTCTTTTTGAGTTCGTCTCGGATAAACGCAGTCACGTCGGAAGCTTTAGCCTCTTTCAGAAATTCTGAGGTAATATCTTCGATTGCTGTGATTTTCATATTTCCTATTACAGTTGTTTTTTGGTTTTGTTCACTTTTTTCTTCGATTTTTTTAACTTTTTCATCAAAAGCCTTTGTAATTTTGTTGACAGCCTCGTCAATTTTGCTTACAACGATGATCGGATCATCATGATTATCCTCGGAATCATCTGTTTTTTTAGCGATTGTTAGCCCTTTGACGGCAGCAGCGGGTCTGAATGTAAAAGCGCATCCGAGCGGCAGCGCTTCGCCGGATATTAAAGTGTAACATGGCGTTCCATCCGATAAAAATCCGTCGCCGCCATTAATTAAAAGATGCTCGGCTAGTTCTCCCTGTTTGTTCTCATCCGTAATGATTTCCGCATCGGCAATTTTACGAGAGCCCAAAACTATATCATATTCGTCGTAGCCAACTTCCCAACTGGCTGAAATTTGCTGATACATACACGGGTCTTCTGGGTTCACTGAGTCCTCAATCATACCGGCAATCCACTCATTTACAACTCTGTAAACAATTGCAGCCAAAGAAAGATTGAACGGCTCCAGCGATCCGCGCAACGACTCGGGGTCTTCTATGATTTTGCTGTCCGCAAAAGTCGAAAACCCATAATTGATAATATGACCAATGACAGAATATCTGTCATGCTCGATATTCATATGCTTGTTCTTGAAATACTTAGCCATTCCAAGAGCGGTATCCGTAGCCATCCCATGCCCGTTCATATTAATTAGATTAATAACAGCCGCATCGAATGCAGTGTATAGAAGGTCGGGATTTTCCTCTATCTCCTCATCACTTGGCAAAAGCTTCTTTAAATCATCCAAACTTGCGGATGCTAAAAGTTGCTCGCGTTTATTAGCCTGCGCAATTTTTCCAAGGTAAACTGTCGCGTCGCTAACAAAAGTAGTTTTATACTTAAATTCTCTCATGAGATTGATTACACCTATTTCTTCTTCGAGGCGTGAAAAAGTAATGCCGCGCCGAGAAAATCAATATTATGATTGGCTGCTGTTTCTAGCACATCTTCGAAAACCTCGCCTTCCTCCAATGGGTTTTCCACATATTTATCGATAGACTCGCTCCAGTTGTCCATCTTCTCGTTCTGAACTATTCTCCAAGTTATATTGCGGATGAGACCCTTGTGGTTTTTACTGATACGCTTTATTCCCTTGTATTTCTTATATCTCGCAGCCACTTCATCAATGAGTTTGTCGCTGGCGGTTATAACTTCCTGCAAAGCCGTCACTTTGATTTCCTGCGACGCTCCAACTGGCGTAACAGTTTTTGTTTTCTGTGGCGCGGATGTTCCAGTCGGTCTTCCAGCCTCGTCGCTTTTTTCGGTTTTCAACGGTGGCGTATAGAGCCCTTCGTCTTTAAGTTCCTTGAACTTTTCCTGCGATACAATCGAATCGTATGATTTCGGCAATTTATGAGTTTGATAAGCTTCGTATGTCTCTTCGGGGGTGAGAAACCCTAATTCGGCGAGTCTGTTGTACAATTTTTTATATTCAACCTCGTCCTTCAAATCTATATCCTCGAATTCCGGCATCGGAATATCCCTGAACCCAAGCTCTTCGGCGATTGCCTCCATTTCTGGTATGAGGAAATCGTTTAAATACTTCTTGCGCGCCTCCTTGAGTCTTTCGAGAAAGACTTTTATCTTCACCATCGAATCCGCATATTTTTCCTCGTTGAAGAAGATATTCATCAAACCGTTCGCGATATCCTGATTTACCACTTGGTATTTGTCCGGTCCAAGAATCTTGTTCAAATCCGGTATCGCAAAATCCATTTTGGTTGTATAATCGGAAATCAAAACACGCCCGACACTTTCGCTTTGGAAAAGCTCGTTCATAGTGTCGAACAAATCCTGATCCACGCCGTTTTCCTTGTCGCCCATTGTAATCAAAAGAATGATATAATCCGTAGTTCATCCTTTTCGAACTCTTTTTCTTTATCTGCTTCTGAACATCCTGCGGGAAACTTTTTAAAAGCTCGATATCGCGTTTATCGGTGCTTTTACGCAAAACAGCAATCTCATACGGATTCAGCACCTTTACATACATGTTTTCCACAAAGGACGCTGATGGGCTGCACCTTATGTCTATCGGGTTGATAATCACATATTTCAAAGGGATTTTGGCGTTTATTTTCTTGGTTCTGCCAGGAATATTATAAGACGGATAATCACGCAACTCACCCTTCATGCGATACACAAACATATTGCTTGAGCGAAACATTTCGCGAAAGAACTGCTCCGCGAAGCCCCAGCCGTTTATTTTTTTATACCATTGTTCGTAAAATTTTACAGCAGCCTTGTTTTTCCCTTTGAAATGAAGTGGCGAGTTTGCAAATTCCGTCAAAATATCAATTGTCAGCCTGAAAACAGAAATATTCCAGTAAGCCTTTTGACACAACCTAATCACATCTTCTATAGAAACTAGGCTATCGTCTGCTTGGAAAGGCGTTATGCCTTCGTCGATATTCGACAATTGCGCCGTTACATTCGCACCTCTTGAAAATTTATTGGAGTAATCGGCTCTTCTCGCGCCAGCCCGACTAGCTGTCCCGCTCATTTGCGGCAATGGCATTTTTTGTTTTTTGTCCATACCGCATTATACACGAAATTAAGCCAAAAATTTCGGCTTAATCGAATTTCTTTTCTTTGTTTTCGCCTTTAGCATTGTTAAATAACACTCAAAACCCCAACAACCGAGCAAAGCAACGGTATAAGAGTCTTTTCGCGGCTTATCCGGTCCGTCCTGCTTCGCCAATTGCGACGGTAGGTCGAAGCGCGTAGTCCCCGTAGCCGACGTGGTAGCCTCAATCAGCGCCATTTCCGTTTTTGTCAGTTGCATGATATAGTTTTGATGCTCGATGAAGTCATTCATCTTCAATGACTGAGCCGATTTGCTGCCCTTGTAATCCTCCGTATTAAAATGCAGCTTGGAAATCGGTATCGTGCTCGGCTTGCTCACTTTATCCGGGTCTGCATTGGAGGCGAAAAGGAATGTTTTGCGCTCGATGCTAGATTGCAGTGTTTCATTGGCGAATCTAATCCAATGCGTGTTGAAAACTTGCGCGTGAACTATCTTTCTAGTGGTTCCTGACGGCTGATACGAATCTTTCGCGTTCGCTATCTTCTCGGCATCATTCAAAAGCTCGAAATCCGAATCAAAAAAGTCCAGCTTGAAGTCCAAAACCTCCAAAGTGTTTATATCCTTGATAAATTTAGCCCCGCCAGCATTGTCAACAATAACATATTCTATATTAAAATGATCGAAAAGATATTTAATATAAATAGCGCGACTCATCAAATCACTTTTTGCCAAAGCATAACCGTGAACGGTGATGCAGCGTTTCTCGTCGAAATCAACCTCCAAAACACACATAGCAAAATGGTCAGATGTTTCGGAATCGTCGTAGTTCGGGTCGATGGCGAGAATATAATTTTTTGTATCGTCTCCAGTTATCATCGTAGTTGGCGACTCGCCGAATTGCAATGTTGCGGCATTCAAATTGCGGGCAGAAAAGAATCCACCGCTATCACCAGTGAAATGAGCCATGTATTCCCGCTCGAATTGCTGGCGCGAATAGGTTTTTCTCGCATTCGATACGACCTTTTCATCGTAAAGTCCTTTTGGTGCGGCTTCGCACGACAATTGCATAATCCCGTAGCCTTCACTTCCGTCCGCTGGGTCAAAAATCATATCCTTATAATTATTATACAATTCAAATAAATATTCGAATTCGTAACTTGCCGATGTCAACCCTATCAGTTTATTCCTTTGAAAGTTAGTTCTGTCGCCAGGTTCCAGTCTGCCAGCCTCGATAAGCTTGTCTTCGGCATCGCGCAATTTTTGACGCAAGCGCGGATTCGCCTGAATAGCCATGAACGGCTGGAGAACTTCGTTCACGACTTTCTCCGGTATAAGCAATAATTCGTCGATTACCAAAACATTGAAACGATAACCACGAATTTTTTGTCCTGAGTTATGCGAAACAAAACCATTCGCTATGTAACTGTTTCCTTTCGGCACATGCAAATCATACGTATGCGAACGCGAATATTCAATGGACGATATTTTATCGAAAAATGATAGCCCGCCATCCCCTTTTAAATCAAAATAAATATCATCCCCAACCGAGAAATCCGCCAATTCGCGCCACATCCAATTTTTTCCTATGAATTTATGATTTGGCGTCGCCTCTATCGAATAACCGTCGATTGTTTTGATTTTTATCGTATCCTGAACGCCTGCGTTGTAAACTTTTGTGCATTTTACCCAGCCATGCTCCCAATTCCATACTTTAAACGAAACATCCTGAAAACCGAGTATACCCGGTTCAGGCATCAAAGAAAATATATCTATCCATCCGTATTCTGTAAGAACCTTCGAATCGCCATGCA